TGTGGATTTGATGTTGCTATTTGTAATTGTGTTTGTGCTAATGTAATTCTTTGTGACATAGAAAAAATATTTGGATCTGCGACTGGCACAACATCTACTCTGTCATCAAAATCTGCTTGTTTAATATTTCTTGCTCCTCCTACAACATCGTAAGGATACTCTGGTGGTAAATATTGTGAAACTACTTTTGAAAGTAATTTAAATTCATCTTTCATAGCTGCATAACATCTTTTGTGTATTGCAGACATAACTCTTGAACCTCTTTCAAGTAGAGCAATTGTAGTTCCTACAGCTGCACCTTGATTACCATCGCCAACTTGCATGTCAGCAATAGCCGCAAATCTTTGACCTGCGTTTACAACTATACCTAATAAATTTAATAATGTTTGTGATGGCTCTTTGTATGGTAAAGGAAAAAATGCATCACGTAATGATCCACCTGGTGCATCAACGTCTTTAAATTCACCTGGTTGTATTGGCGATGCTTCATCTCTAACTCTAACGCCTCTTTGTTTAAATCCTGCAGGTAAATTTGATAAAGTTCCTGCGTCTAATAATTGACGGAGAGCCGCCGTTGCGGTACGGCTCAATCCGCCAATCATGTGAATGAGTCCAAAGCCATAAAATCCTAGTCCTGGCAGAAATTTGAAGTGGACAAAGTATTGGATCTTACTTTTCTTTAGATCATTGGGCGCATAGTTTCTCCGTATGGAGAGCACTACTCGGCTGCCTTCTTCTACAGTTACTATGTAGGGCAATTTTATTCCAGTCGGTTGACCATCGGCACCAACTTCTTCAAAACCTTCTAAATTTAAATTTACGTGACACTCTAAAATATTATAAATTGGTTCTTGCTTACCAGTTTTTTTAGTGCCTTCTAATTCTCTTTCTTTTTTATTTAATTCATCATTAGAATCCATTCCTGGTGGACCTAACTCTACGTCTCTATAAAAACCAGAAACTTGTTGTTTTCTTAATTCATTTTCAGAAATTTTTACAGTATGAATAACCGCTTCCGCATCATCTAATGAGGTAGCTGTATACGGAACGATTAATTCATCGGCTGGTACAAATTTAGATACCGCCCTTCCTAGACGTTGGTCATAGTAAACTTTTTTAAATGTAGATCCTGCAAGTGGTAAGTGAAATAACATAGAATCAAACTCTGCTTCGTATTCTTGCATTTGATCCATAATTAAATAATTCATAAAATCTTTTACACGAGTTGCTTGTTGTTCTGTTTGTGGATTTTTAACACCAACAACTTGTGTTCTTACTGGTCCATCTGCTGGTAATAATTCTTTGTATGCTTGAGCTTGAAACTGTGTGACTGCCTCTGCTAACACTGGGTGTGTTGCACCAGATGCACCTTGGAAAGGCTCTGTTCTATTTTCATATTTAAATCCTAAAAGATCTAAGCCAGTTGTATAAGATTGCTCCCATTCTTTTCTAGAAGATTTATAATCCATATAATTTTGCACCATCTCATTACCAACTGGTTCTAATACGTCATCTGGTAGGATATCTGCTAAATTATCAAAATGATTTTCTGTGCCCGGTATATTTATTGCACCTGGTTCAAAGTCTAGTGTTGCTCCACCATCTTCTTCTGGAATAACTTCTACTGGTCCTTTTTCTACAACTTCTTCCTGAACATCAATCTCTTTGATTTCCTCCTCTGAAGGAACATCAATTTTAGTTCTAGTGTTCGGGAGTCCTTTATCTATATCTGCCATTTAATACTCCTATAGTTTCTTAACACGTTTTAATAATGAAGGCAACCCTTGTGAGTTAGGCCCTGATTCTGGTGGTGGGCCTGATGAATCGCCTGCTTCTTTTGCTATACCACCACCTGCTAGATTAGCAACTCCACCTGCGTCTGCTATTGCCTGCATCTGTTGATCTTGTTTTATAAAATCTTGTATCTGTGGATATGTCATACCAAAATCTTGAATTGTCATACCTTGTGTTTTTAATATCTCATCAATCTCTTGTGGTGATGTAGTTGGAAAAGCCTGTTCCATCTGTTGTTCTCTTTTTCTTAATCTTTGTGCATCCGCCTCTTTGCTTTGAGCCATAAATGGTGCCATTCTTCTACCACGTTCTGCCATTGCAAAATCTTCACCTTTTGCAAATTCTTTTGCACGTTCAGCCTCAACGTCTATTTTTGTTTTTGGTCCTAATAAATAATTTAAATATGATTGACCCAAAGCTTGTTTGATAGGAACACCTTCACTCATAAATTTATTAGCTGCGATACCACCTTCTATCAAAACTTCACCAGCGATAGCAGCTGGACCTAAAATATTTTTTAAAAGTCTTGCGGCTTTTGCCGATTTAGATATTGCACGAAGGTTAGCTTGATCACCAGGTGTTAACTTACCTGGATCCCCTCTTAATTTTTCTACACCTCTTACAGCGCACGCATTTAAATTTTGTCCTTCAAAAAATCCAATACGACCACCCATAGCTTTACCAGGACAGCCAATGGCTGCAAGTTTTTGAAGATTATTTTTTCCCATTTCTAATAATGCTTTTCCTTTTTCAGAGCCAACCTTTGTTCCTTTTAATTGTGTTCCCGCTTCTGTTGGTGCAATCGCAATACGAGGGTCAGGTAATTTTTCTTTAATCATTAATCCACTGGGATCTAGACCTGTGGCTCTAACATTTAGTCTAGCTTTTGTTTTTGCAAATTCTGGAAATTGTTTTCTTAATGCTCTATCTTTTTTTTGAAGTTCTGCAATCTTATCACGTTTTTCTTGTGTAGATAATTTTTTATTATTTTGAGTTTCGTAAATTTCTTGAGATATTTCGACTATTTTTTTCTCAAAAGGAAAATATTGTTTAATATTTATATCTGTTGGCAGATATCCTAAATTTTTTAAAGTATCTAATTCAGATAAAGATAAGTGAGATAACTGATATCCACCTTTACCAGATAATTTTTTTAAAATAGTAGGATTAGATTTTGCTAATTCTCTAGCTCTTCTATCATAATAAGCTTGCGTTACAGGAACTATTCTTTTTTTACCTGTTGATTTGTATTTTAATTTATCGCCATACTTATCTTGTTCTTTTCGAGTAACAACCTCTTTACCAGAGAACTCACTATCTCCTCTTAAATCTTTTTTATTTTGTTCAAATAACTTACCATCTATCTCTATTGGTGGTGCGTTATCTATTGCTTTCTGAACTTCTTCTAAACCACGCATAGGCGCGTATTGATTTTTACCAGGTGTTTTACTGTAAACAGTTCCAAATCGATTTGATCGTGGATATTTATATACATCAGTTTTTACAGGACTGGTATCTGGTGTTCCATCTTTAAATCCAATCCGTCC